TACTTTTTTTACCTCAATTTCTGTATCTTCCATATCCTGTTGTTAAATAGAAATTGCCCAACCAGCGAACTGATCAGGCAATTTTTTGGCTCCCCTTGTTGGACTCGAACCAACGACCCTGCGGTTAACAGCCGCATGCTCTACCGACTGAGCTAAAGAGGATCATATATTTTTCCACTTCACGAGAAGGAAGAAAATCAATCCTTACCTTTTCGTTGGTGTGAAAACCGATTTTGTGTTTTTACAGTGATGTCGCGGATGAGAATTTTATTTGCATCCGCGAATTCATCGCTGCAAGTGATGAATTCGCGACGAAAATTTTCCAAAATCTACGAACATCAACGGTTTCCTCTGCTCAATCGTCGGGTTACTTACGGTCGTGTTCTCTACCGACTGAGCTAAAGAGGATCATATATTTTTCCACTTCACGAGAGGGAAGAAAATCCATCCTTGCCCTTTCGTTGGTGCGAAAATCAATTTTGTGTTTTTACAGTGAATTCGCGGCGAAAAACAAAAAATAAGTTTGGACATCTACGGAAAACGGGCTTTTAGGAATTATTCCTAAAAAACCCGTTTTTCCTTGATTTCATGCGACAAAATCGATTGATATCTTTTTCATCACACATACTTGGCGGAGAAGGAGGGATTTGAACCCTCGCGCCGGTTTCCCGACCTACGCCCTTAGCAGGGGCTGAAAAAACCACGCAAATAAGCCAAATATCGGACATTTTGTGTCAATAGAGTGGCAATAGCTAAATTTTGTCACAATGTCCAAGATAGAAGGATGTTGCGTAGTGAAATCGACGAATTTGCTCGAAATCGTTCGTAATCAATCTATTTCAATCGAAAATAGTAATTTTTTACCTGAAAGAGATAATATACCAGTACATTCTTTCAGGGGGTTGATTTTAATCAAAGACCCGCAAAAAGAACTAAATCGGCTAGGACTATCGCCCAAATTGATTGGATATTGGGACTTGTTAACAGCCATCGAACTGGTCTTAAAAAACAAATCGGCATTGACTGCTATGATAAAAGAAATCTATATTCCAACAGCAGCCAAAAGGTGCGTTGAATGGGATTGTCCCGAAGCTTCTATAAGAAAAGCAATCCGCTTGATCTGGCAACGCGGGAACCGGGATTTGTTAGAAAGAATTATGAATCATTCCCTACCAGAGCCGCCTCCTGCTGGAGAGTTTCTTGGTGCCTTTGCTTTTTACTTAGAAGATGCATCAGAGGAATCCAACTGAATCGGCTCCACTTCTTTTTCAAAATCAACAATGAGTTTGCGCAGCGCAAGATTCACCTCCGCGTTCCTGCTTATCCCGTGATATTGGGCAATGTAATCCACTTTCGCTATGATTTCTTTGTTCGCGCGCACTAAAAATTTCATATCGGTATTATTCACAAGCTGTCCCTCCATTTTCTCTTGTGCTTAGTATACCGATGTGATATACTTAATATATCGTTGTGATATATTTTTGATATCTCTTTTTTAGTGATTTGTGAGAAAGGGAGCCTTGTTATGGAAAAACCCATAAGTACCATCATTGTTAGAAATATTTTGGGTTGTATTTGCGGGTTGGTGGTAGGCTGGCTTGCCTATATGTTCATAGGTGTGATTTTCGGGTTTTTGTTTTCCATCGAATGGGTTGCGAAGCTGCTAAGTTGGCCATCCACGCCTATTCTATATATGTCAACCGGTATGGGGGCATTCGGAGCATTGCAGGCTCATACTGTTTCGGATAAAATCTGCTTAGAAAATTCAAAGGGATACAAATGGGGCACAATTGTTGTCGGAGTTGTAATTCTCGTTTATTTTGTGTATTGCACTATAGTCAATTGGATTCGAGATGGATTCAGTGATTTTGTGATTGGATACTTTTTTACTGCAGTGTGCGGTGTTCTTCTTATCAATGAGGGACGTGGAAAAGATTAGTAAAATCTTTTGCATTTCAATCCCATTCAAATCTGCCTATATGAAACGCTGTTTGTCTATCTTTTCCCACAGATAGATGTGAGCAGCGTTCCATATTTCACCGCCTCTATCCGCTATCCACGGACGGGGCGGTACTTTTAGGGAAAACAACAAGGCCCCCGGCCAGGAGAAATCCTGAACCGGGGGCTTTGTTCATCCGTTCAACAGGTCATACAACTGCATCGCCTGATACTGGCTGTATCCGGCATCTACGAGGGCGGCAATTTTATTTTTCTTCGCGCTGCCGCTTATAGTCCTGTCCGTACCGGGGACTTTATCCCCGGTCACATCCTTGATAATTGCATGCGCAAACAGGATTTCTGCCCAGTTTGCATACTGGGTTCCATCCAGCGCGCTTGCCTCTTCCATACGTTTTTCCGTGGTCCTGCTTAAATCCGCGCCGAACAACTCATTTTCAGCAACATCCTTTGCCATAGAATACGCATTATCCAGTACCGATACTTTTTGCTCATCCGTCAAGTTATCAAACTTGGGCACCAGATATTCAGCAATATTATAGGACATCTGCCCCATTTCCCGTTGATAGTCGCTGTATTCCCTGTTGGTAAGGCTTTTGCTTTCGCCGTCTACCGTAACACTCCATCCGGCTTTGCGGGGAAATACCTTGTTATTCCCGGTATCCTGAAACAGCTCCAGAATCACATTGTCGATAGGAGATTCGTTTGCATTCCCCAACGTTCCGGGGCTTACGAATTGTGCAAACGCCGCTTCACCTGTGCTGTTCTGCCGCGTGATCGGTCTGCCCCAAGTGTCATATGCCGCAGGTAGAGATTTTGATGCGCCGGGAATTTTTGCCTGCATTCCTCCAAACAGAGTGCCGAGCCAGTCTCCTTTGCTGTATGTTTGGCGCTGTACGGGGTCCACAGTGCGCGCCGTTGCCCCAACTGTAGATGGAATAAAACTTCCTGGAATTTCCTGCACCAGTTCCGAAACACCGCCGGGCAGCCCCTCATAGCTCGAAAACAAATCTTCGATGGATTTAACAGGCGATGCTTCTATCCAAGTATTCAGTGCAGTTTTTCCGGCCGCAACCGAAGCGTCGGCAAAGCTGGCGTCGGGGTTTTTCTCCAGTTCGGCCATAATCGCCGCCCCCATCATCAGGCCGCTGGCTGCGGGCTGTGCCCAATCTATCGTATAATATTTATCTCCAACATGCACAGCATTCGGCTTAAACCCCTGCGTCCGCATAAATGCGGCCTCGTCCTTATCGTCGCTTTCAGGCCCTGTAAGAATCCCAGCCTTAAAAAGCTGCGCGCCTAACACCATCAGCCCTGTTCCGGTAATCCCCTTTGAAATGTCGTCAATGAACTGCGCGGCATCCGTCTGGCCTTTCACGCGTTTTACAGCAGCAGATGCCAATCCTGCAGGGCTGTAATCCGCAATGCGCATTGCAATGTTGGCCGGGGTTTTTGTAAACGTAAGCAAAAAGTTCCCCATCCCGCCCACGCGGTTTGTTGAACGTTTTATAGACGAAAGCATTTCCGTCAACGCATTGTCATCTTTAAACGTTGCCTTCATTGCTTCATCCAGCGCTGTTGTAATGGCCTCCGGGGGGACGTCGTTCACGCTTTTTATCCCACGTGCTTCAATGTAGCTTGCAAGGCGGTCTCTGAAAAACTTGTCCACAAAACCCGCGTCGCCAAGCTCAAGCAAACCATAAGTAAGCTGCCGTGTATTTTCCAGTATTCCCTTTTCGCTCGTCATGCCGGAAAACAAGTCCTGTTGCGCCGTTTTTTGAGATACTTTGTTCAGCTCATATGCTGTTTTGTCTACGAGCTGCGAAAGCCAATCGCTTTTAATTTCCCCCTTGAATATTGTTTTGTCCCGAGCGTATTGGTTCAGGTCGTTCAATGCGTTTTGCCCTTTTGCACCCGCACCCTGTCCCTGAAATTCATAATATTTTGTATCACCCGAAAGCACACTCCGCATATTGTCGGCAACCTGAGATGCCAGTGTTTTGCTTTCCTTGGATACATGCAGCGCCTGCGTGGGTGTAAAATCAGGGTTTATCCGATGAGTGATGTCCTGAATCAGCGCGGATACTTTCCCGGAGGCTCCCTGTACAGGCATCATCGCGGCGTTCGCCAATGTATTTCGCACCATTGTGCGCGGATTCAACAGCATCCCAATACGGCGCAGTTCCAGCAACTTTTCATATACCGTAGCGGGATATTCCTTACTGATACGCTTGCCGACATTCTCCATTGCGGTTTCCACCGCCTGCGTGTCGCCGGGGGCAATGTTCTTGAATGCGTCTATCTCCGCATCCGTCAGTTCAAAGTCGTTCCACTTCCTGCCAAACTTCTTTGCACCGGCAGCGTTCATCGTGTCTACCTGCCGCTGGATATACTGCAACGCGGTCATGGGGTCCGCCTTTGTCAGCGCGATCACCGCCGCCTGCGAAAACTGGCCGCTGCGGGTAAGCGCAGCAGACATATCCCGCAGAACATTCACCGCTCCGGCCCGGTCTCCCTTGGCGATAAGGTCATCAGCAATCATCTTTCCGAGCGGAACCGCCGCCGGATCTGCGGTTTTCAGCATATCGCTGAAAGCGTTCCTTGCCTCTGTTTCACCGCGTGCGAATATTTCTTCTGCGCGCGCCACAGTCGTTTCATTGGAGAGCGACTTGTACAATTCCGGGTTGTCTATGAACTCCTGCTTCACTTCGGTGGGCAGGTCGCTTTTGGTCCGCAGGCTCTCGGCAAAACCGCGCTCTTTCATGCCTGACGGGATTTCAGGTGCGTTCTGTGTTTGTGCCCTAGCATTGGGTTGAACCCTTGCGCTTACAGAGGATGCCGCACCGTCTACGCGTTCAGCCACAGGTTTTGCACTCTGTTCAAACAGGCTGTCACGGTAGGCCAGCGCCGCATCATAGTCCATCTCAGGCAATGCGTCAAGCTCGGGTTGCGTCCATTTGTGGAATCCGCCGTCCGATTCAGAAAAACCAAGTCGTGCCTTTACGCCGTCCGCATCCAAACCATCAGCAAGCTTCATTACATATACGTCCTTCGGGCCGTATGTCCAGCCATCCGGCGCATATTCGGGATTCCATGCAACACGTGCCACGGGTTCAAAACCAAATTTATTGTAATTCTGTACCAAATCAATGCCATAGCAATCCAGTTTTCTTCCGCCATTTTCGATTGCATTCAACATCAGCGGAGCGCTAGCCCTTTTTATCTGGCTTGCTGGATTTTTAAAAACAGCCTCTATATCGCCGTCGGCAGTCACAGCCGCCCCCGCAAGCCCGTCGTTCGTCATAAAGGTAACGGCCCCACTGTCAGCCAATGCCTGCGGGGTTTTGGAGCTGACCATGAGGCCGTGTTTATTTGCTTTTATGGCATCATCAAGCGCCGCAGTAAACACCTGCGGTTGTGCGGTCGTATCATGCAAATCTGTATACGCGCTGCCAACGCGCGTCAGTGCGTCAGAAGTTGTTCGGTCGTTGTTTAGAACTCGATATAGTACTTGATTTCCTCCAGCGAGTTCCCCCGGCTGGCCATGTCCAGAGCCCATTCCCGGTCCCACGGGCATAGTGTTTTCAAATACTCCTGAAACTCTTTCTGCTCCTGTTGGCTCATTCTGGACACCTCCATTAACGTTATTATTTAGAACAGATACTGTTCCTCGATTTCCTCCAGTGTACTGCCTTCCCGAAGCAACATTGGAATCACTTCCAAATCCCTGCCGCTCAAGCGGTATCCCTTCTCCTGAAGCAACTGAAGCGCTTGCTGGATTTGCTGTTCCATTTTGTACACCTCTATTAACCCCATTATATTCTGTTTTCAAAGTACCGTCAATGCTTTCTTCTGCGCCAAGTTTCAGCAACGCCCGTGTCTTGCTTGCCGTCTCGGGCAAGGTCAATCCGGTCGCAGCTTCAAAGGCCGCTCTGTTTTTGCCGCCGGGCTTCAAAGTCTCGATCTGTGCGTTGGTAAGTGTATTATTGTAGAACGCATTCACCAGCGCGTCCGTTTCGCTCTGTACGGGCGTTTTGTTGCTCAAAGGAAACATGTCTGCCATGGACGGAACGGACGCTTCTGTGCCTGTTGCAATCGGCTGTGCGGCGTTCTTCACGGGCATCTCATCCGCATATTTTGCCATATTAACGTTCAGCCAATCTTCCGAACCAATTTCACCAACTTTTGCCGCTAGCCTGTTGTATTCGGAAATTTGTTCCGCTGTCAGCTTCGCCCCATCATCTAACGCATCGGCAATCCGATTCATTTGGCCGCGTGTAATAAGGTTTGACGTTCCCTTGATTGTGGCCGGAACAACTTCGCCCGCAACATTGAACAAAGCGTTTTGCGCCATATTGCCCGCTGCATCTTTTGCAATTTGGGCGGCGCCTTCACCTTCTTCAAACCCTGTTACAACTTCATTCGGAATTGTATCAAGAGCCAAGTCCAGTGCACTGTCACCTAAAAAGCCAGCAACCCGGTCGGCCGTAAGTACACGTCCAAGAGTGGAACCAACCACCGGAACTTTGGAAGCCGCATTGCTGATTGCTCCGCCTGCCGCTTTTAAGCCTTTCCCTATACCCGGCAACCCAAGCATGATATCTTTTCCGCCCTTATACAAACCAATGTTTGTACCCATATACCCGCCAAGATATGCAACAGGGTTCTGCGTTTGTGCATTGGAAGATGCGCTTCTTGTCCCTTCCATTGTATTGTGGAGCGTATCATAGGCACTTTGGTCTGCACCTACTGCATCATAAAGTTTTTCCACCGCATTTTCATATGTTTTTCCAAATGGGTCGATAGGCAATGCGTTCTTGGCGCCATATACAAGACTGGCGACAGGGTTCAATTTATTTTCAAGTATTACGATCTTTTGCATATCAGGGTCATTGTACATTGCCTTGCGAGTGTTTGGGCTATAATCGCCATTATACCACTTTCCGTCCTTGGGATATTTTTCGTAAAATGCGTCGATTATCTCTTGCGCGCGTGTTTTATCAAAATCATTCAAACGATAAGACGGGTCAATGTAGTCATCCAGCGTCATGTTCTTGGCGTTTTGTTCCATCAGACGCTGATATTCCTGATTTTGCAATTCGGCTTGTTTGCGCCGCTGCAATTCTGCTGCCACATCTTCGTCCGACGCATTTGCCCAACGATATCGCATCGCAATATCCGGCGAATTGGAAAGTTCTGTGCGAAACGCGATCAATTCATCATTCGTTGGCGCACTTGCTCCAGAAACCGAACCCGCCGCGAATCCTGTTCGATTGGGCGGATTATCGTATTGCATTTTTATCAAATCCACAAGATTTGCAGGAGCGTTTTCTTTCCAATCCGTTTTATCCGGATCATTTACGCCAAAACCTTTCCACTCATTTTCCGGAGAATCTCCTGAGGTGCCACGGTATGGAACAAGAGTGCTTTCTTTTCCTATGGAGCGCAAAAAATCTCGATATGCGCTTGCCTGCCCAATTGTCTGTGTCGGCAAAGCTCCCGGTGTCTGGTAAGAGCGCGCCGACATTTGCTGCATAAAACGCGACTGATACTGCTCACCATTTTTATTGGATTCGTTTTGAGTTTCAAATTGCTCGCGCATAAATTTTGATTGATAGGCCATTGTGTGCCTCCTGTCGTTTAAAGTCCAAGAGCTGCTAAAATCTGATCGATTGTGGTTTGGCTTGCACCGCCGGCAACCAAGTCATCATACACCACTTGTGGGGTTACTCCTGCTGTTTGATAAAGCGAAAGCGCCCTTTTATATGCGGGTGTTTTTGTAATGTCTGTATCGCCTTGCGACGTGCTTACACTGCTATTCCCGCCACCGGACGAATAGCTGCGGCTTGCCGCCTTTGCTGCGGCCTCGGCCTGTGCCTGCTGTAAAGCAAGCATCTGCTGCGTGTAGGTATTGTCCAAATTTTGCAATGTGTCATATTTATTTTGCAGAATTTCCGCACTTTGGTTTGCAAGCGCCTGCTCCAGCTGCAATTGATACGCCATCTTCTGCTGGTCATCCGCAGAAAGCTGGTTGTTATAGTTTTGCAGCGCGGTGGATTTATTGCTGTTCAAGGTGTCCAGCAGCGTTGCCAAACTGTCGTTCCGGCCACGGTCAATCGTGTTTCGGTTGTTTCCGTATGAATTGTACATGCCCGCCAGCGCACTTTCCGACATGCCCCCCGTCAGCCCCTGCGCCACCAGCGCCTGGGGAAGGTCGCGCTTGCTCATCATATAGTTGATATACGCCTGCTGCTGGGCGCTGTCGGCGTTCTGGTTCACCCCGCGCGCTCCGCTGTCATAACTGGCCTGCAGCTGTGCCAAAGCATCGTTGTAGTTCTGCTGAAGCAAATTGCTGCGGTTTGCAT